GACTTCGATATCAACTTCAACAAGAACCAGTACCTGATCGAGACTCGCATCTCCGGCTGCCTTACCAAACCGAAGTCAGCCATTGTTATCGAACAGATTGGCGTCGCCGGTTAATCGATCGGTGAAATATGGCAAAATATCAAGGAGAAGTAGGATATGTCAAAAGTGAGCTAACCTCTCCTGGTATTTTCAAAGAGATAGCCACTGAACATATTCACTCTGGTGATGTTTTACGAGAAAATAGGCGTTGGGATTCAACCGAACACCTTAACGATAACTTGGTAGTATCTAACCGAATAAGTATCGTTGCCGACGACTTTGCCTCGAAGAACTTCTCCAATATTCGATATATCAAATGGATGGATCAATACTGGAAAGTTACTAGTGTTGAAGTTTTACGACCCCGTCTAATACTAACGATCGGAGGTGTATATAATGGCCCCAAGGGTTAACCTCCAAGCACTATTGGAGACGTTGCTCGGCTCTGAGAATGTATATTTTCAACCGCCTCCGACCGTTAGTATGGTATATCCATGTATTGTCTTTGGGTTAGATACCGCTAAAACACAATTTGCCGACAATCTTCCTTATTGTTATGATAAGCAATATTCGGTAACCGTCATAGATGCGGATCCGGATAGTCTTATTCCGGATAAAGTTGCGATGTTATCAAAGTGTTCATTTGAAAGACACTTTACCTCAGACAATCTTAATCACAATCTTTTTCGTCTTTTCTATTAGGAGAAAAATATGGGAAATAAAATCAATTGGGACAAGACCGGTGAGAAGATTTATGAAACCGGCGTTGATCATGGAGTATTGTATGTCCGCAATGCCCTGGGCGCTTACCCGAAGGGTGTAGCCTGGAATGGTTTGACCGGCGTGACCGAGAGTCCTTCCGGTGCTGAGTCCACACCTTTGTACGCTGACAACATCAAATACCTGAATTTGCAATCTGCGGAATCCTTCGGCGCGACTGTCACGGCCTACACCTACCCTGATGAATTCGGTGCCTGCGATGGATCGGCTGAGCCGACCCCCGGCGTCAAACTGGGTCAACAGGCCCGCAGCTCCTTCGGTTTGTGCTATCGCACTGCCAAGGGTAATGATGTCAAGGGCCAGGACTTTGGATATCTTCTGCACCTTATTTATGGTGCAACGACTGCTCCTTCCGAGAAGGCGTATGGCACCATCAATGAAAGCCCCGACGCGATCGAGTTCAGTTGGGCTATCTCAACCACACCAGAAGCTGTCGTCGGTTACAAGCCAACTGCCTCTTTGACGGTTGATTCTACAAAGGTCGCCCCAGAAGATCTGGCCGCTCTCGAGTTAATCCTGTACGGTTCGGACGTCGCTACTCCGGTTGAAGGTCGCTTGCCTCTTCCGGCCGAAGTCATCACTCTTCTGACCCCTGCTGGCGGTTAAGAGAGTCCGAACTACAAAAAGGGATCTTATGACATTGTAGGATCCCTTTATCTTTTCTTGAAAGGAATAAAAATGATCAAAGAAAAAATCACCTACACAGATTACGACGATGTTGAACGCACTGAAACCTTCATGTTTAACATAACCGAAACCGAGGCTGCCACGATGGAACTGTCTGTCGCCGGTGGTATCAGCGCGAAGATCCAACGGTTGGTCGAGGCTCAAGAACAGGGCGAAATCATCAAGGTTCTTAAGGACTTCATTCTTATGGCCTATGGGGTTAAAACTCCAGATGGACGTCGGTTTGAGAAGACTCAAGAACTTCGAGATGCATTCGAACAGAATCCGGCTTTTAGTATCCTCTTCATGAAATTGGCCACTGATGCCGCGGCTGCTGCCGTTTTCGTAAACGGTCTGGTTGTGAAAAAGGCCTCCCCGCCCCCGCAATCATAACTCAAACTATTTGAATAAGGAGACCAAACTATGTTAATTATTAATATTCCCGCTAATAATGATCTTTGGGATGAACGAAACGAAATTTTCATCACTACAAAAGAAGTTAAAGCGGTAACATTAGAACATTCTTTGGTCTCCTTATCAAAATGGGAGAGCAAATGGCATAAACCGTTCTTTACCAAAGGGGAAAAGACAAATATCGAATCTTTAGATTATATTCGTTGCATGACAATAACTCCCTCTGACATTGATCCACTATGTTACTTGGGTATTCCGTCACATACGATAGACACCATACATAAATACATAGAAGATTCGATGACCGCTACAACGTTCTCGAAAGACGAACACAAAGTTACGAACCGTGAAATTGTCACGGCAGAAATTATCTATTATTATATGATTACCTTGAACATTCCGTTTGAGTGCCAAAAATGGCATCTAAACAGATTGCTAACATTAATTAATGTGTGTAATCTAAAGAACCAAAAACCAAAAGCACTAAGTCAGAGCGAAACAATAGCTCGAAACCGAGCATTAAATGCTGAAAGAAAAGCAAGATTAAATACTAAAGGATAAATTATGATCATAATTAAGCAAAAAGGAAATTTTAATAACACTGAAAAGTTGCTTAAGAATGCTCAGAATATCCAAGTTAGAAGCATTCTTGAAAAGTATGCTAGACAAGGTGTTTCAGTATTATCGTCTGCAACCCCTGTTGAAAGTGGTTTAACTTCAAACTCTTGGGATTACGAGATCGATGTTAATAGATCCGGTTATTCCATCTCCTGGACGAACTCCAATATCATAAACGGAGTACCAGTTGTTGTACTCTTACAATACGGTCACGCAACAAGAAGTGGTGGTTATGTTCAAGGTAGAGATTTTATAAACCCAGCGATGAAACCCATATTCAACGCCATTGCTGAGGATCTTTGGAAGGAGGTTAAATCATTATGAGCCCAACGGTTGACAAACGATTGGTCGAATTGGGTTTCGACAACAAACAATTTGAAAGCGGAGTTCAAGATAGTGTCAAAACATTAGACACTTTGAAAAAAGGATTGAACCTCGATGCTGCTGCCGGGAGTTTATCGCGACTATCTACTGCCGGGAATTCATTTTCTCTCGGTGGAATAGGCGATACGATAGGTGCTGTAACTAGTAATTTCTCAGTTCTTGGTGTTGTCGGATTTACAGTCCTGCAAAACATCACAAATTCCGCAATACAAGCTGGGACAGCACTTTGGAATGGTTTAATGGTCGACCCCATCAAAATGGGACTAAGTGAGTATGAGACCCAAATGGGTGCAATTCAAACCATCTTGGCAAATACTTCCGCTGACAATACAAATCTCGATCAAGTTAATGCTGCCTTGCTAGAACTGAACAATTACTCTGACAAGACCATATATAACTTCACAGAGATGGCCCGTAATATCGGTACGTTCACCGCAGCCGGTATTAAGCTCGATACATCTGTATCAGCGATCAAAGGTATTGCTAATCTGGCCGCCGTGTCAGGTAGTAATGCTCAACAAGCCAGTACAGCCATGTATCAGTTATCTCAAGCAATGGCCTCTGGAACAGTTAAGTTAATGGACTGGAACTCGGTTGTTAATGCTGGTATGGGTGGTAAGGTATTCCAGACTGCATTGACAAATACGGCTCGAAAACATGGTGTAGCCATTGATGAAATGATTAAGAAAGAAGGATCATTCAGAGAGACTTTATCCAAAGGATGGCTTACAACAGCAGTCTTGACCGAGACATTATCAACCTTCACTGGAGATTTAACAGAGGCCCAGTTAAAGGCTATGGGTTATACTGAGAAGGAAAGCCAGGCCATTATTGAGCAAGGAAAAATGGCTAATGACGCCGCTACCAAAGTCAAAACTATGTCTCAATTGTGGGACACTTTGAAAGAAGCGGCTCAATCCGGTTGGGGTCAAAGTTGGCAATTAGTTGTTGGTGACTTTGAAGAGGCTAAAGCTTTAATGACCGAGATCAGCAATGTCGTTGGTGGTATGATCGGTGCTTATTCTGCCGCTCGCAATTCTATGTTACAAAAGTGGAAAGACAATGGTGGACGAGTAAAGATGATCGACGCTATGCGTAATGCATTTGAGGGTGTTGTTCATATAGTAACCCTTTTCAAAGATGCATTTGAAGAGATCTTTCCACCTATTACTGGTCGTCAGTTAGCCGACATCAGTATCCAACTTGAAGTTTTAAGTCGAAACTTCAAAATGGGGGCAGAGACTAGCGACAAGGTCAAACGCATATTCAAAGGTCTATTCGCCGCTGTTGATATTCTGGCTCAACCATTTATTGCTTTAGGTAAAGGTGTGGGTCAGTTACTTGGGGTTATTACTCCTGCTGGCGGTGGTCTGTTGGATTTTGCCGCAAATCTTGGTGACTACCTTATGAATCTCCGAGATTCTATAAAGTCCAGTGATATATTTGGAAAAGCTGTAACAAACATCGGATTTGTTTTGGGTGGAGCGGTTCTTGCAATAAAGAATTTCGCTAGTGGTGTTGCTGTTGCATTTTCCACATTCAAAACTAGTCTTATGCAGAATGGGTTGTTCATTGTCATATCCGATAAGATTAAAGAGTTTGTTCAGAAGATCAAAGACTCTTTTGCTTCTTTCAAGAATATGGACATGTCCGGATTTACTGACTTTGTCAATAAAGTAAAGGAACGTTTTAGTCCACTCGGTCAGGTTCTTGAGGGAATTGGTACGATCCTTAGCAAATTTGGCGAGGTTATAAAGACTATCTGGACGAAGATCTCTCCTATATTTGGTAAGATCGGCGACTTCATGGGTACTGTTTTGAGTAAGATCAAGGAGGGTATTCTTGGCGGCCTTGACAAACTTGGTGAAACCATATCTAACATAGATTATAACAAATTCTTTGACGGATTAAATGCTGGTTTAATGGCTGGACTAATATACGCCATCAACAAGTTTATCAATAAAGGTGCATCGGCTTTTGATGCCCCAAAAGGTATAGTCGAAACCCTAACGAGTTTTGCAGACAAATACAAAGCAGTTCTTGACGGAATAACTGGTGTATTGAGTGGCGTAAGAGACACACTTAAGACCTATCAAGATTCCTTGAAAGCTGATATTCTACAGAAAATTGCCATTGCTATTGGCATTCTAACTGTATCGTTGATTGCTTTGTCCTTGATCGATTCTAAAAAGTTGGCTGCATCCTTAGGCGCAATGACCGTTATGTTTGCTGATCTCTTTGGCTCAATAACCATATTTGAGAAAGCAAATAAAGACAACACAATGGGCATTCTTACAAAGACTGTTGTTGGTCTTATTGGTGCGTCTATTGCCATCACTATTCTGTCAGTAGCACTAGCCAAACTAGCGTCGCTTGACTCATATCAGATGATACAAGGTGTGTTAGGCATAGCGGCTTTAAGTGTAGTTATTGCAGCACTGACAAAGGTCTTATCTGAGAATTCTGGAGAGATCTTGTCCACCTCAATCGGTCTTACCGTATTTGGTGTTGCGCTTAATGTTATGGCAAGTGCGGTAGAGAGACTTGGTAAGATGAAATTTAACGATCTTCTCAAGGGTCTCGGTGGTGTATTTGTCCTGTGTACCGAATTATCATTGCTTATGAAATTGAAAAACGTCGACAAGTTAGGTTTTGACGTCGGTGTTGGTCTATTAGCGATGAGTGTATCTGTCGGTATATTAGCGATGAGTGTTTCGGCTTTTGGAAATATGCCACTTGAAAAGCTAACACAAGGTATTGGTGCACTTGGTGCGGTTATGATAGAACTGGGTGTATTTCTTCGCATTGCTCAAGGAAATAGTTTGCTCATATCCACATCGATTGGTCTAGTAATTGTTGCTGGATCAATGTTGTTATTTGCCAAATCTATCGAACAGTTAGGTAATTTGTCATTGGACCAAATAGCTAAGGGCTTAGTTACAATGGCTGGAGCATTGGGTATTATTGGTGTTGCTATGGCCGGAATGCCCGTAAATATGCTGTTAAACAGTGTAGCTCTTGGTGTGGTTGCTGGTTCGATATTACTATTGGCGAATGCATTAACGGTGATGGGTAATATGAGTGTCGACCAAATGAAAGTTAGCCTAGGAACGTTAGCCATATCCTTAGGTTTACTGGCTTTCGGTTTATCCTTAATGGTCGAAGCTCTTCCTGGTGCCGCCGCAATGTTGGTTGTATCAATAGCCCTTGCCATATTTGCTCCTGCACTAAAAGTTCTTGGGGATATGCCATTAGCTAATATTGGTGCCGCATTACTAGCAATTGCCGGTATATTTGTAATACTTGGTGTTGCAGGTTTAGTGCTAACTCCGGTATTACCAGTCTTATTTGGTCTAGCCGCAGTAATTGGTTTATTAGGTCTTGCCGCATTAGCTGCTGGTATTGGTGTTGCAGCGTTTGCTGTAGGTTTAACCGCCTTATCAATAGCTGGTGCTGCTGGTACGGCTGCAATGATTGTACTAGTGACGGCATTGATCAAACTTCTGCCTATGATGGGTGAAGAGATCGGAAAAGCAGTCATATCCTTTGCTACAACAATTAAAGACGGTGCTCCAGCGATCAAGTCTGCTATAACTACTGTGTTGTTAAATATGATACAGACGGTTGTAGATACGGTTCCAAAATTTGTTGAAGCACTTGGTATTCTTCTGGTTGCTTTGTTCAACACTCTTGCAAATGCTGTTCCAAAAATGGTCGATGCTGGTTTGCAACTGATCGTTGGTTTGCTTAAGGGTATCGCAAAGAATATCGGTCAGATTATTAAAGCTGGTATTGACATAGTTGTTAATTTCCTTAAAGGCATATCCTCAAAGATTGGAGATGTAACGGAGGCCGCATTTGAATTGGTTATTGCCTTCACCAATGGTCTTAGTAATAGTATTGACGCCCATTCCCAAGAATTGACAGATGCCGGTATACGTTTGGCTGAGTCAATAATAAAGGCTATGGCCTACGGAATATCTCAAGGAGTTGGTGCTATTACCGAGGCTTTGTGGAATGTCATCCAACAGGCTATCGCTAACTTTTTGAATCCGCCAAAGGATGGAGACAACAACGACGAAGCCGAGAAAGCCGGTGCAAAAGTAGTTAACGGTCTATCGTCCGGCTTGTTAAACGCTGCGTCTTTAATTCAAAGTGCTGCATCAACACTTGGCACGGAAGCACTTGATAGTTTCACGGGTGCTATGTCTAATATTGGGTCTATATTATTGGATAGTATTGACACTAATCCAACAATACGTCCGGTTCTGGATTTGACTGACTTGCTTACTGGAAGTGACCAGATTGACCGGTTATTTTCCAAACGATCGTTTGCTCTGTCTGTGCCTATGGATAACCTTCCAAATATGGCAAGTAGTTCACAGAATGTAAATACGTCTCAAAACCAAACCGGATCAGGAAGTACCTCGCTCCAACTTATACAAAATAATTACTCTCCAAAAGCTTTGTCTACCATTGAAATTTACAGACAGACAAAGAACCAAATTTCTTTATTGAAAGGATTAACCAACAAATGATTAACTCGCTAACAGTGACAAATCATTTGGACGAATCCTGCGAAATCGATCTGAGGAATCCTGCGAAATCGGGGTTCCTCATTTCTAAAATAGAAGGGTTAGGTCCAACAAAAGCTGCAATAAACATGTCTGATATTTCGAACATGGACGGTAATACGTTTAACTCAGCTCGAGTGGGAACACGTAATATTGTCATAACTTTAAGCTATGCTGACGATATATCTGTGGAAGATAGTCGCCACAAGTCCTATAAATATTTCCCCGTTAAGAAGCAAATAAAGTTAAAATTCGAGACAGACACAAGATCCTGCGAAATATATGGATATGTTGAATCAAATGAGGTAAGTATATTCAGCAGTAAAGAGACAGCAGTAATATCAGTGCTGTGTCCCAATCCATATTTCTATTCGCTTACCAAGAACTTAACAGATTTCTCCAGTGTGTTCCCAGAATTTGAATTTCCATTTTCGAATGAGTCACTTACTGAACGTATGATGGTTATAAGTTCGGTAACTCTTGCTACCGAGAAATCGATATATTACTCCGGCGACTCAGAAGTTGGAATCTCGATTTTGATTCATGCTGGTGGAGTAGTGTCAAATCTCAGGATTGTAAACAAAACAACTAGAGAAACAATGACCATTGATGACACGAAATTGATAGCTTTTACGGGATCTGGAATTAAGGCCGGAGATGATATTTTAATCTCCACAATCCGTGGAAACAAATCTATAACACTGATGCGAGATGGTCTGTCGATCAATATTCTCAATTGTTTAGACAAGAACACAAAATGGTTCCAATTAAATCAAGGAGATAATGTCTTTGCATATACCGCAGATTCGGGAATTCTCAATTTCCAATTTGAGATAATGAACGACGTTCTCTACGGAGGAATCTAACATGGAATTACGAGTGTTTGATCCGGAGATGGATTTGGTAGCCATTATCGATAGTTTCATATCCTTGATATGGACTGATCGATATTGTGGATTTGGCGATTTTGAACTACACACGGCGGTGTCTTACGAAGCACTAACATATCTTAAATTGGATAATTATGTGTTGACAGACGCCTCAGATACAATGATGATCATCGAGACTTGGAACATCACAACCGATCCAGATAATGGAAACGTTCTGATTGTTACTGGCAGATCGTTAGAATCCGTATTAGATCGCCGTATAGTCATGAGTAGAATCTATGAGACTGGCAGTCTTCAAAATGGCATTTACAATATTTTGAATGACACCACGATCAGCCCGATTGATCCGTCGAGAAAAATTGTTGAACTGGATTTCGCTTTGTCGAGCGACCAACTTGTTACTGATTTAACAATGGACTCATATTTTTACGGCGAGAATGTCTATGAAATCATAGAAGCATATTGCTCAGCGAACAACATCGGATTCAAAGTAGAATATGTTGATACTGGTGATAAAGTAAAAAGCATGTTGTTCAAGTTGTATGCTGGTGTCGATCGGTCATATTCTCAATCATCAAATAGTTTTGTGGTATTCTCTCCAAATTTTGAAAACATTAAGAATACTGCATATCTTGAAAGTAAAAAGGCATTAAAGACTGTTACAGATGTTGTCGGTGTTCAGAATGATGCTGGTGGTTATTTTGAGCAGATTGTCGAATCCGATGATACTATAACCGGTCTTAATCGCCGAGAGTTATATAGTGATGCCGGGGATATCTTAAAGACCGATCCAGATGGCCTGCCTATATCTGATGCAGATTATAATGTTCTCTTGCAACAAAGGGGAATATTGAATCTGAACGATAATCGGTATATAATCACTTTCGATGGCCAAATCGAAATGGGTATTCTTTATGAATATCGTAAAGATTTCTTTATCGGTGACATTGTGCAGTTGGCCAATGAATATGGCATTGAAACACCCGTACGGATTACTGAAATGATCCAATCGGACGGACCTACCGGCCACACTATATATCCCACTTTTAAGTCAATCTAGAAAGGAGTTATACATGGGTTTCACTTACGGATTCTACAATTCTTTGAATGGCGATAGAAAATATAACGCCATTGAACTATCCTCTATTTTTGACGGAATTATCAAGGATGGGGTGTTCGCCACGGTTGGTAATGCTTTTCAAGTTGTTCCCGGCTCGGGAATGAGTATCGCTGTCAAATCTGGTCGTGCATGGTTCAATCATACCTGGTCAAATCTGGATAATGACTTGGTGTTATCATTAACTCAGGCCGACTTGATTCTTCCTCGAATTGACTCTGTTATCATTGAGATCAATTCCACCGAAACAGTCAGGGCAAACTCGATCAAGATTCTTACTGGCATTCCTGCCACGGTTCCTGTTGCTCCCACATTGATCAATACAACCAACGTACATCAATACGCTCTGGCTCATATCTCGGTGCCTGTTGGATTGACTATACCTGCCGTCGCGAACATCACATATTTAGTCGGTAAGAGTCTATGTCCGTTTATCACCGGGATTCTTGAGACTATCGATACAACGATTTTGGTTGCTCAATGGATGAATCAGTTTAATACCTGGTTCTCAAATTTGCAAAATCAACTTGACTCTAATCAAGCCGCCAATCTTCAAAACCAAATTGATCATCTTCCGCCAAAAGCCGTCACCGCAGAAATTGATATTGCCGACAAGACATTGGCAATCGACACCAAATATGTGACACCAAAAGCATTACTTGGAAGTCGCATGATTCCTGTGTTAAAACCGGTTAATATTGGTGATATCCCGGTCTCAACTTTTGACTATGATGATCCAAGTAGTCTAAAATGGGCGCTATCGACCATTGGTGGGCGACTAGCCGATGTTAAAATCCTTACCTTTGCTGGAAGTTTGCTAGACTACATTGGAATGTCCACTGGGTGTAGATATTTGTTGATTGAGATGCTGGGTGCTGGCGGCGGTGGTGGTGGGGCGGCCGTGTCAAGTGCTACTTCCTCAGTTGGCTCGGGAGGTGGCGCAGGAGAATATACCTGGCATCTGCTGAAATTAAATTCTAATCAAGTTTACAACAAGGTCACATTTGCATATAATATTGGTTTACCTGGTTATGGCGGTCAAGGTGCAGTTGTTGGTACTGCCGGTGGTGACACCATCTTCCAATTCAAAAACGTATACGATGGCGGACAAATTGCTCTAGCTAAAGGCGGTGCTGTTGGCGCAACCTTAGCGGCTGCTGCGGCCGTTGGTGTTGTTCCTGGTGCTCAGGGTGGTTTAGCATCTGCATCTCTTGGTTTGGTAAAAACCGATGGTTCTGACGGCGGATATGGTCTTCGTCTGAGCGCTTCTGTCGGT